AAAACGTTGAGTGTTTTTTGCCATCTTAAATTATATCTATCTTGTTGTTGTTGTGGTACTGCCCGACCGCTTTGATTTACTACAGCCTCTCCGACAAAGTACATTGTTGCAACTCCTTGTGGTGTTGTATCGTACACTTCAAACATAGCGTAATAGTTATTAAACCTATCTACATAGTCTAATAGCTCCACATACATATTATCTCCGTTGGCATCTAGTAATTCGACATCAATTGATTTGCCTATTCTAAGATTCGATCCGTTACCTTTAAACTTTACAATATACCTACCACCACCTACGGATTGTGGAAATTCAGTAATACTAAAATAGTCTGGAGAGGTGTCACTAGTATCTTCAATATAATACGTTTGTGTATTGTATCCTCTTGGTTGTGGTTTTTTATAAAAAGATAAGAAGGCCATATGTTATAAATAGGACTGCTAGCAGTTTATATAGCTAAAGTCATCTTTTCGATCAATAGACATTATACTATCTACCATGTCTCTCACTACATCAATGTGCGAGATTATTAAACTAAAACGAAACAGATCCTTCATACTAGTAAATAACGTATACATCGAGTTTAGATTAGTACTGTCCAACACTCCTAATCCTTCATCAATTGCAATAAAATCAGGTTTTGGTAGATTTGTAATCTTAATCAACGCAATTCGTATTGCTATAGAAGCCATAAACTTTTCCATTCCAGAACACAATTCTAGCGGCCATTTGTCATTGTCATAACATATAAACGCGTTTATGTTTTTACCATCAGCTTCCAATTCAACTGTAAAGTCAATAATCTGATTTAGAATATTGTTAGTGTGTTGCTGAATGTATGGCACTGCCTTACTAATCAATGTGTACGGAATACCATCCTTATACATTGCTTTTGAGTATAATTCGTAAGCAACCTGCTCTTCGACTAATTGCTGCATGTGGCTAATTGTTTTCAAGCATTCGTTTATAGTTTGGTCTGCAACTTGTATCCTAGCATGATAGTCTTTTACTGTGTTATTTAGCTTAGATACAGCTATTGATTGTACATTCTTTTCTTTATTAATTTGACTAATCTCATCATTGATACGTTTGTTATTCACAAGTATTGTAGTGTTCTCATCGTACACTTTGATATCTGCTTTTATATCCTTAATCTGCACTTTAAGCTTACCATAAGATGCTCTTGCTCGCTCCAACTCAACACTTGCTGTAGTACGTTGTAGGTCTAACTCAGCTCTCTCCTTTAGCAGCCTACTTAGTTCATTAGCCTGCTGTTGGATAAATGAGTTTTGCTCGATAAAATCGACGCACTCTTTGCGCTTTTGCAAAAACCTATCTACTGTCTGCTTATCCTCTTCTAACTCTTTTTTAGTCTGCATTGCATCTTGAACAAATACATTGGAGGTACAATAGGAGCAGTTGGGATCATACTCATGTTTGTTAAGTTTTGTGAGTTTTTCAAGCTTATTCTTAGTGTTAAGTTTTAATGCATCTAGCTCCTTGTCTAGCATGACCTTAGACCCAACTTCGGATTGATAGTCGTTATATATACTTGTATCAAAGGATTTCTTTTTCTGCTCTATCTCATGACATTTTGCAGAATGATCGCGCTCAAACTCCTTATAAGTTTGCTGCTTTATCTTACACCTATCCTCCCACTCAACTAGTGAATTTTGTGAATCAATCAAGTCTCCTTGTAAATCTTCTAAGTTTAATCCATCACCCTGACACGGTTGTAATTCACGATTAAGCTCTAATAATTTGTCGTTTAGATCTTGCATCCGTTCCTGTGCTGATTCAAGATCTGTAACAGCTACTTCGTGTTTTTTCTCATAAGACTCCTTTGATCTCTCAGCATCACCTAGTTTTGTTTCAAAGTCTTGCTTTTGATATTCCTCCAATAATATGACCGTTTTTCTATTATTCTTGTTTGCTAAGTCACAAAGCGAATCAAAAATAGTTACATCCAAAAAGTTAGCTAATAAGTCCTTACGCTCGCCTTGTGTCTTATCAATAAAGTTTGAATTATTTTGCTGTAATGATAGTGCTGTTAGTATGAAATCTTCGAAGGTTCCAACATAGGATTGGATATTGGCTGATGTGTCACGCCTCTGCTCTCCATTAAGTGATACGCGATCTCCTTCTGCTGTGATGTACCAAAAGTCTATATCTACACGAAGTTTGCCTTTTAGTGGCCCACTCCTATACTTTGTTGCTCTTTTCTCTACAAAGTAATCTAATCCTCCTAATTCAAAATTAAACTTACAATGGAAGTCATCCTTTTTACGATTAAGTACCTGATCAGCTTTGCTTGCTCTGAACGATTGATCAAATAAGCAAAAGCATAAAGAATCTAATATAGCTGACTTTCCTGCATGGTTAGGTGCGAATATGCCACAAGTTCCTTGCTTAGTGCTAAAGTCTACTACATTATCTTCACCGTAGCTAAACATATTACTAAACTCAAATAGTTTTGGTTTCCATACAACATTACGTGCTATCTCTGGAAGGTTGATTTCTTGATTTAGTTTCTTGTTTATCTCAATAACCTTTGTAATCATATCATCATCTATCCCTTGTGCTGATAGGTACTCTGTCAGCAACTGACTTTGGTACTGTACATTCCTTACGTCCCCTTGATTAATTGTATCACCTAGTAGATTTGATGCAGTTCCGTCAGCATTTCTATCCAATCTTTGTACTATTACGTCTCTAATACGATACTCTTTCCTAATTGTAGCAAGTGCTCTTTTAAGCTGAGCTGGGTCCGTGTTGGTTATTCTTATCCTTAGATTTGTTTTAGAAGTGATAGGTAAATTTTTTGGTACCTCTCCATCAATAACGTCTAAAGTATAGTATCCATAATCATTTTGTATATCACTAAAAGAATACTCTATTTCATTTTTTGTCAAATCTATTAACGCATAACCGTGAGCTTCAAACACCTCACCAAAGTTTTGTTGTACTAAAGATCCTGGATAGAATATTGCTGGATCTAGTTTTGATAGCACTTGTCTCTTGTGAATATCTCCTAACGGGACAACATCAAAACCTGCAAAGGTGCTCCAGTCTAATCCATGTGATAATAATAAACCACTATCTACTCGACTGTTTGCAATCGTACCATGATACAAAGCAACAAGCTTTTTATACTTTTCTGGATTAGGTATTTTATCGTGCGTAACGTACTTTTCTGGCTCATCTAGTAAAGACATTACACTTACTGCAATGTCACCAATCTCATACAAGCCTGAGTTACGTAAGTAGAATAAATCACTATGCTCCATTCCTTTAACAATTGGAGTCAATGCATCTAGTCTATGTTTGTTGTTTAAGTTTGCATCGTGATTACCAGCAATTACTACAGTAGGTACTCTATCAGCTAATCCCTTAAATAAATAAGTTACCATTTCAATAAGCTCCGGACTCATTTCTGTCTTAGCATGAACAATGTCACCACCTACTGTGACAATACTATTTGGAGGTAAGCTATTTACTGCTGTAAACAGCTTATCAAACACCTCTTTAAACTCTTTGTGTCGTTTCCAGTTACGTAAGTGTATATCTGCAATATGCAGTATATGATCAACTGTTTTTAATTTACATCGAATCTTATTTATCATAGAGTCATTTTATATTGAATCAAATCAAAAAACGTAATCTCTCGAGCTTCACCTATTGCGTCTATCATATTGTGATATCCCATTTCATTTGGATCTTTTGATCCAAGTTCAACATAGTGTACTCTAATGTTATTATTTAGAAAGTATTCTATTTCAACTATACTATCCTTGTATGCGTCAGCATCTAAAGCTAAATTGATTCTTGGCACTTTGTGGTGTAGTATTTGTGTTCTCAGCTTAGGTAATATTTTTTTACCAAAGAGAGGTATTGTATTTCGCTTTGTTGCAATTGCATCAAATGCACCCTCAACTATTGTTATAGGCTCGCTCCAGTTGATATGACTATCAAAACCAATTACATCTTTTGAAATAGGTGGATTTTTGTGTTTTAGAGAGCTATCATAGAAGCTTCTTCCAACATAATAATTTAATATTCCTTGATCGTCATAGCTTGGAACGATAAGCATTCCAGCATACGGTCCTGAATCACAGTATCCTACTTGGTGTTTCAGAATATCAATTGCACTGAGCTTTCTCGTCTTCATAGCATAGTATAATGCATTACGATAGTCTGGATTATTGCTTTTTATGTAAAGTGGTTTGTATGATTCTGGTAAGCTGTACAGTGTTCTGGAGGTCTTGAAGTCGGAAGATGGTCCTGATCCTCTATCTCCGTATACTTCTTTTATTTTTGGATAAACATCTGGTGATGCATTGCTTTTTCTTAGCAACATGCTGATAGATTGTCCTCGTGCATTACACACCCAGCAGTGCCACTTTTGGCTTACAATATTAACTTGCAGCTTTTGCTTGTAGTGATTACAAAATGGACACGAAAAGCTTCTCTCTCCATCCTTATGTGGTGTAGATTTTCCTAGATGCGTGTGAAGCACCTGCATAACAGACTCTATCTGAATTGTAGTCATTGTATAACTATACGGAAATAAAACTGTTATAACAACCAATCGGCTGGAATATCCTTATCTGCGTATAAAAATCCATGTTTAATACACCAATCGGCATAAGTTGTTTTTGAACCTTTTCTAATCTTGTTTTTTGAATTTTGGAAGACAAATCTAATATCTAATTCTGGACTTTGAGCTTTTATTAAAATATGTTTTTGTTGATCTGCTAACACAAATCGCCCTTTTGTTTCTATAAAGATACCATTAGGTAATCTAAAGTCTGGGGTGTATTTGTGTTGTGTGGCGGGCTTTGTGTAGGATATTTTATGTTGTTCATACTCTCCATCGATACCATTATCTTTGAGTATTTTATCTATATCTACCTCAAGACCACTTCGATAACCAGCTACTAATGCCGCTTGTCTTTTTGCGTAAACTCTTTTTGCCATATTGAATTAGGTATCGTACTTAAGTATAATTGTTGTATCAACATTATTTGGTAGTTTCATTGGTGATGATAGTTTTGCAACAATTAATAGTCTATTCTGATCATCATACAGTCCTATAGAAGTTACATATGGTTTAAAGCTAGAGCCAGTTGTAAATGGTCTAAATTCAAATTGATTTGTGTATGAATTATAAAACTGCAAGGACGGGTTGTTGCTCCTATTAAAATCTCCAGCTCCAATTGTACATGAAACCTCTTTTTCATATATTGTATGCGTTCCTCTTAATGTTATTCGTGTAATGTCCATATACCGAGATGCTACCGAACCCAGTACCATCATTCCTTGATTATAAAAAACAGTACCAACTACAGTGTTATTCTGTCCTAATGTGTGTCTTGATATTGCAATTTCTGCTGATGTTAATACTCTTTTATATATTTTAATATTATCAATTACACCATCAAAACCTCTATCTTTACGAAATGAATTTCCTATTATAATATTTCCTCGATTTGAGCATCCCCTACTTAAATTTGCATCTAAGGTTGTTCCTTGCAAAACTCCATTTATATACAACTGCATTTGAGATCCTGTCTTTATAGCAGTGAGATGTACCAGTTGGTTTAGAACAATACTACCTGACACCTTTGGTTGTTCTAATAGATTATTTCGCTCAAAGACCACATTCATTGATGGAGTTAAATATATATGATATGGTGTTCTGTTGTCAGCAAAGTAAGTATATGGATTACCATTTATGTCTATAGCCGTATCCTCTTCTGGTCCCTCTTTTACAATAATAACCGATCCCGTAGCGTTAGTTGGCACAGTTGTAGGTCGGATCATTGCTGTTATTGTAAAGTCCCCATTTTCAAAATTGTAATTTTGTTTATACTCTTGGACTACATTAGGTTGTATAACTATGCTAGAGCTTAGTGATGCACTAAATGTTGGAACTACTCCTAATAAATCAATAGGCTGAGCAAGTGGTGGTGATAGGCCTTTAATATTTGTAAATACTATATTTGAATAGTTTGACTGCATCTGCCAATTACCCTTATTGTAACTACTGGTAAACGAGATTGGTCCTTTTCCATTATATTTGTATATATCTAGGGTTGGCCATTCTCCGGCAATGCCACTAGTAATAGCACCCGATACTAAGGTAGTGCCATCTACTGGTGAAACAAATCCACCAGATACGTATAGATTGCCATATAGATCGTCCACAATAGTAACTGCTGTATTGCTTTGACTTATTGTATAGGTTCCTTCTATTATTATTGATCCCTGTTGTATGCTTTGTCCAAATTTAGACTGAGCTAGACTAAATACTTGTGCTTGATCTTCTAAAAATCTATCTTGTGTATTTATGTTCCCTCCTCCAAACGTAGCTTTTGTGTTATTATAAAAATTTTCATAAAACAAATGGTTAAGAGATTTATGTACTACTCTTTGAAATTTATCATTTGCAGTTTTAGGTTCAAAATATTGAAATGTTGGGTTGCCTTCATCAAATAACGTATTCAATGGGTCATAGCTTGGGTGGGATGGTTGTGGATTGTAGTCTGCTTTATATTGTTGAAATGTTAAATCTTCTAAACGAAACTCAACAAAGCGATTATTATAAGATGAACTAAATCCAACAAATGCTTGCATGTTTTCTCCGCTTATACGCAAATCTCCTTTTGTGGATCCCATGTGTATAGGGTTTGATATTTCGTAGGTGTACGGGTTTATTGTAAAAAAAATAGAATCTTGCGAGTCTGTAGTTGTTCCTGCAAAAACACCAATAGATCCTGATGGATTATTTATTTGTATTGTTGCTTTGACTATTGGCTTTTTTGCAACATATTGTCTTGCATCTACTATTTTTTCAAAAGAGGCTGGTGTTGCTATGTAATTTAAACCTACTTGACCAGATTGATATACTATGTGTATTTGCGTACTCCTTAGTGGTGGTGTACCAAAACCGATAAGGTACGGTTCTCTATTAGCTCTATCTTGTAGTATATCAGCTATATTTGATTCTAATAGCGATGATGATCCGTTTGGCTTAACGCCATACAAATAACCGTCTTGCATTAATAAAAAATATAAATCTTGATTGAAATTATAAAGTAAGGTTTTTGGTAATACACCTGGATTTGAACCTAGAGAACTAGATCCTGCTGCAACAAGTGTGTTTGCTGAAAAGTTGCCAGAAAAGGAAACCGCATATGCGTTTGAACCCGTAACTGATATTGCTATAATCCTATCGCTATCTGTTGCTTTACCCTCTGCGTTTATAGCATAAAAAGACGAGGTAAGTGACGGATTTCCTAATCCACTAATAGTTTGTTCAAAACCTAAAAATTGTTGAGTATTTTCATCAAACGTGTCTGCACTTATACCACCCGTTCCTGCAATAAATATAAGACTTTCTCCTTGATTGTTTGTTTGAGTATATGATACATCATAAGGCTTAGTTACTATTGAACTTGTATATGTCTGAAGTGTAAAATCTCCCTTTATCATGGATACTACTGAGGGAATCGAAGGATGGGGTACATCTTCTGAATAAGCAATGATTCTATCTTGAGCCATTGATGCACCAAACTTAGCACCTAACAACCCAAGAACGCTTAAGTTTCCAACTATTTCATAATCTTCTGACGGTCTTAGTTTTAAGATTGAACTACTACTTACATCTACGCTGTAAACAGAGTCTTGTGTAAACCCTCCAGCTGGTATACCACTTACTTGAATTGGATTAGAGTTTACACTTGTGTAGTAGTTTGTATAGCAAGTTACATCAGTCCATTTCTTATGTGTTTGAAATGGTGTTAGTCTTATATCAGATGCATCAAGATTTTTAAAAACTCCAGCCATTATGTATAAATAGACTTAGAAAAACAAATTTAAAGTTAGTATTTTCTAAGATGTGTACTTCACTTATCTTAATTAGGCTTGTTAGTAATCAAGCTTAACCTTAATAAGTGCTTCACGGTTAAAACTTTTCAATAAAGGCTTACTAAGCTTAGCTACCGCCACTAGTCTGTTATTTGGATCGAACATTCCAATTGTAGTAATATACACGCTAGGATTACGAAGCATGCTAGCATGTCTAAATACTCCAGAACTTCCAGTTACAAAGGTAGGATTATTTGAGAAATTAAACTGTCTATTTGTTATTCTGACAAAGTAGTGTGTTGAGGTTACTTGCTCTTGACTTCGGGCTGCAAAATAAGATGAGGCTGATATGAACCTTGATCCCGTAATTGAATTTTTTGGTTGAAACGAAGCGGCAGATAGTACAGCGGCAGATTGTGAATTGAATGGTACCCCTAGTTCATTCTTTAATCGAGTTGCATTAAAGATTAAAACACCTTGATCCGGATAAAATAAACCGTAGACCGTACTTGATGCTGTTACTGCACCAGATCCACTATATATTCCTATTATCCTACCAGCTTCATTCAGTGTTGGTGTTACCTCTTCTCCACTATTATCAATAAAAGAAGAATAAGATGTGACTCCAGCCGATAAAGTACCACTAGCAATTCTAAGTTCCCAATTTCCTGGATCTACCTTTTGACGAAAACGTGCTCGTGCTATGTTGATCACTAGGATATCATTAGGTTGTTCATTTGCATTAAAAGTAAACGCTAAATCAGTTGGAGGTAAAAGCTGATTTCTATATTGCGAATAGATTGCTCTGGTTGGGGTATCATTTTGATTTTGTCCAACTGTGTTTGGATCACCATAAGATCCACTACCAAGTCTGTGTCCATACGCTACTGCAAACTGCACTGCTGCGTTGGCATCTGTTTGTGGATTTCTATGAAATACGTTTACATAATAGTCGCCTGATTGAGAGACTTGTGCTGATTGCGTAAAAAATCCAATTCCAGTTGCACCTCCAAATGACTGAGAATACGGATTCATGTTTTCTGACCAGATCGGTTGGGATACTACTTGAATATCTCCCGACACGATGTCGTCTTGTGTAAAATTTTTATATATTTCTGCCATTATGCTTTAGTTGCTTGTGTTGTTATTATCTTATTGTATTGATGTCTGTATGTCTAGTGTTAAAAAGTTAGAAGGATCAACTGTAATAATAATTGTTTTAAATCCTCCCGTCTCATTACCAACTATTGTTAATACTGCTTTTACAATTTGAGTAGTGTTTGCTTGTGGTTTTGGTTTTAAAACAAACTGAGTACCTATTTTAGTTACTGTTTTTCCAGTAGTAGATATTCCTGTTAGCTCATCATCCAAGAAGTTAGTTACTGATATTCCTTGATCTTGTAATAACGAATTTTGGACTGGACTTGTTGGCCCTCCTTGATTAACTTTACCATTAGGTGCAATCATAAGAGTTGCAACTGTGTCGTCACTCAATATTGCTGTGTATCCGAAGATTCCGTTTCCATTTTGTAAGTTTAATGTACTAGGTGTTATTGTTACTTCTTGAGTTAATGAGGTAAAACTTACAGAAGACGGTGCAAGACTAATAACTGGAATACCGATAACATCTTTTGGTAAAGTAAGTAGTTTGTATCGCATCATTTGCGTTTCGTCGGGCAAAGCCTCGAGTACTGGCATGTTTTCAATTACAGCACCATAGTAGTTAGTTCCTAGTGTATGTGCTGGGTTGTATAAATCGTAATCGATTTCATCGTCAGCTACTGCAAATTTAACTACGTTTAGCTGTCCTCCAGCTGCTAGTAGCTGCCGGCCTTTGTTTGTTAAAATTGCATCAACGGTAACGGTTGTGTTGTCTAAATATCCCACGGGTTTTTGTATTGGTTCTTACTATAAATATGTCTTGTTTTAGAAAAACTATTGACTTCTAAATGTTCCACCTTGCATTAGTGGAGTTGTTGTTAACACAGTACCTCCGACTGTTATTATTGTTACTACTGGACCATTGTCGATAGTATCTGGACTATCTACATTGTAATCAAGTGATGTCATTTTACAACCCTCGTACCTTGCATTAATCATTCCTCTTGATGATATTAAATGATGATCTTGTACTTGAGCTCTGTAGTTTAGTGGTTCTACTTTTAACTTTTTAATTTTAATAGATTGTACACTTGTCCATCCGGCTTTTTGTACAGCCACCCCTAGCTCGGTTCCTATAGCTTTTGTTACAAAAGTAAATGTTTCATCAGAAAGTGGGCTTAATGCAATGCTTTGTGTTAGTGGTGAATCGAATCCGCCAAAAGACAATATAAGAGTTGGATTTCCAGCAGATGGTCCAATAAACTCCGTAGTGATTGTTACTCGATATAAGTAGTCATGTGTGTGTGTGTCTGCTGGTTCATACATAAAAGCGTCTAGTGCAAATGACCCAGTACGTTCTGCAGAGTGTACATCGTATGGTTTAAAATAAAATCCATTTACAGGATCTATCGCCCAATAAACTGATGTATTAAATGTAGTGACTGGAAAAGTGCTGTTGGTTGTGCCTGCTAATCTTAAACCAAACCTATCAGTTAATGGATGCAAATCTACTGCTTGTGATGATGAAAACTCAACAGAGGCAGTGAATGCTCGTTGGCCAGTGAATAGACGGTCGTAGTATATATTTCGATCGTACATTTCTCTTCCTGGTGCAAATTGTGAACTATATGTATTTAATAATATACTCGGTTGAACAGCTTCGTACTCATCATATCTACTTGCTGTCACTTGGGTGAGTATTCTAGGGTTACTTCCACTTGAAGCGTATGTCATATACACATAGCGAGATCCTAAATATCGTGAATTCCAACCAGCACCATTTACACCTAAGTCAATTGTTCCATCAACTTCTTCAAACTGCTCTCCTGCTGCTAATGCAGATCCCATATCAATTCCGTCTACATTCAGTGGTATAATATCTTGTCCTGAGCCTTGTAAGGTTAGATAATCAGTTGAGTGACCTTGAATAACCGCTTCTTGTACATAGTCTGTAAGTGGATAGGTTGTTGGATCTTCTACTTTACCGGAGGTTACTGTTATTATTTCTGGAAGTATGATCGATCCGGTGTAGGTATCGTTAGATATTGTTGGATGCTTTATGTTTATCTTACTTCGTTCTAATATAGTTGGTTCAATAACTAAACCTACTTGTGTGTTTGCTCTATATGGAACAAAGCGTTTTAGCAACTGGAAGAGAGCAGCATTGTAGTGTTGTAGTATTCTTGAGTATTGATTTGGTCTATTTAAGTCTGTGTATTTTTTTGAATACTCTCGCTGCAATTGCATTAAGTTTGGATAATTATCTAACTCTAAATTAGTTGGATCTCCTATAAAATCGTCAATACTAAGTCCACCAAACTGCTCTGCAAT